CCAGGTGGCTGACTACCTGCACAGGACCGACCTGGACAGCCGCATAGATACCTGGGTGAACATGGCTGGCAAGCGTATAGATCGTGACCTGTTCCTGCCGGAGCAGGAGTTCAGAGCGATTGCCCAGGCTACCGGCAGCCATGTGGCCCTGCCTGTTGACTATCTGAGCATGCGCCAGCTGGAAAGTGATAACGGGACGCTGGAATACTTTACCCCTGAGCAGCTGGATCGGCTGCGCGCTGCGGGTGTTAAATCTAACGCGTACACCATTTTGGACAAGCAGATAGAGCTGCTGGCCACGCCAACAGAGGACGAGCCGTTAAACCTGCAGATTATCTATCATGCCCGCAATCCTGAGCTGTCCACTGATGGCAGCACCAATAAGGTACTCACAGCTTATCCACAGCTATACCTGTATGCCACGATGATTGAGGCCGCGCCGTTCCTGGTGGACGATGCAGCCCTGGGCCGCTGGACACAGATGTACAGCAACGAGGTGGAGCAGATCAACTTACAGAGTGAGCGCGGGCGCTTTGGCCCCGGTCCTCTTGTCATGAGGGCCTTCTGATGGGCTTAGAAACGGGTAACTTTATTTCAGACTTAAACGCCGCGAACCCAACGGCAACAGACCCTGTGAGCAAAGGGGATGACCATATAAGGCTGGTTAAGAAGTGTGTGCAGCAGTCGTTCCCGAATATTACCGGGGAGGTTACAGCCACCCAGGACGATCTTAACAAGGTGGCAGGCGGTGAAACGGTTAACGTGACGGGCATGATCACCATGTTCGGCGGAGATACCCCACCCAACGGCTGGTTAGCCTGTGATGGGGCCGCGATTCCGGTTGAATATGCGGACCTGATAGCCATTGTGGGCGCTAATACGCCAGACCTGCGCGGGCAGTTTGTCCGTGGCTGGTCAGCTAATGCCGATGTCGACCCGGACGGGCCACGCGCACCCCTGGACACTCAGGGGCACGCAATGGAAGATATATCCGGTTACTTTGACCTGGCTCCTGGTACTAAGGCAAGTGGCGCCCCTGGAGGCAGCTTTAGTATGGGCACGTCTGGGTATCAATATGGTTCTTTAGGGATTGGCATACAGTACGACGCGCTTAGATTCCAGCTGACCTGCCCTACACCGGCAGAAGAAACGCGCCCCGTGAATACGGCCCTGATGTACATCATCAAGACATGACAAAAATAACCATACGTCCGTCGGGGATTGTAGAGGACATTAACGCTGCAGAAGCGCCCCCAGAGGTGTGGAACGCTGGCAACAATGTGGTATTTAAAAACGGGTTTACACGGGCCTTCCCCGGCTATGCGCCTGCAGCCTCTGGCAACCTGTATAAGCCCCAGTGGCTGCTGCCAGTCGTTACGCCTACAACCTATTACTGGATATATGGCGGCATTAACGCTGCAGGGGATGCGGGCGGCATAGGTGTCACCGATGGAACTAACCATTTTGACATCACCCCGGCGGGCGGTATTCCGGTCACGACAATAGGTGACTGGACCGGCGGCATGTTGAACGGCATCCCCGTGATTAACCACGGCAAAGGGCCGCCCCTGTACTGGGACCTAACCACCTCTAACCCCTGCCTGCCCCTGCCTGACTGGCCTGAGAACACCACCTGCGAGGCCCTGCGCCCGTTCAAGTATCACCTGATAGCCATGAACATTACGGACGCAAGCGGGGAATATCCTGATCTGGTGCTGTGGTCAAACGCGGCCAACCCTGGGGCGATACCGGACAGCTGGACCCCTGCTGCTGACAATGATGCGGGTAATTTTGCGATATCCACCCCGGCGGGCAGCATTATCGACGGTGGTGCCATGCGTGATCAGTTTGTTGTCTATAAGCAACACAGCACCTCTATCATGCAGTACGTGGCGGGCCAGTTTGTATTCAGTAACCGCAAGGCGTTTGTCACGACTGGTATCCTGGCGCGTAACTGCTGGGCCGAGTATGGCGGCAGCCATTACGTGCTGACCGATGGCGACCTGATACAGCATGATGGCCAGCAGGTGCAGTCACTGATACAAGGTAAAATGAAGGAATGGTTATTCAGCCAGATAGACGCAGACAATTATACACGCTGCTGCATGGTGTCCAGCCATGAAAGAGCCGAGCTGCTGGTGGGCTTTCCGCAGCAGGGTGAACAGTACCTGAACAAAGGGCTAGTTTATGACGTAACCTCTGGTAGCTTTGGTGTCGTTGATCTGGCGCAATTAAGCTACCTGGCCAGGGGGATTCTGAGCAGTGACGCGGATGACCTGATCTGGGAGGGCAACAGCAAGACTTGGGACCAGTACAGCACCGCCTGGAATACCCGCAAATTTAATCCCACCACCGATACCACTGTGATGTCCTCAGAGGTGAATAACCATATTCTGTTGCTAGGCTCCGGTTATACGGCAGATGGCCAGCCCATCCCCGTCCATCTTAACTGGCAGACAAAGGACCTGGGCAGCCCGCAGCAGTTAAAACTGGTTAAGGCTATCTGGCTTAATGCCGAAGTCAGCACAACTACGGGCTTTATACGGGTAGGTGTACAGAAGAACGAAAACGACCCTATAGACTGGGGGCCGCAGATCAGGGTGGAACAGAATAGCCTGGGCTATTTCAAAGCTGACATGCTCAGGACTGGCCGTTTTATCTCCCTGGAATTTACCGCCGACCAGAACAGCGAATGGCGCTTCAACAGCATAGATATAGATCATGAGCTAATGGGGTACAGCTAATGGCCAAGTCACCGCAGCTGCCCTACAGACCCGGCAATATCCCCAATGACCCCAGTGTTCTGCCTACCTGGCTGTATGATGAACTGTGGCGCATTGCGGTGGCGATTAACAAGCAGCCTGAGGGGCTAGGGGTTAATCAGAGTGTATCTGTGCCGATAGGGACCACGTCCCAGGAGACGCAGCTATTTGTGGGCGCTGTAGCAAATTTTGATACGCCAGGCGGCGGCTGGAACGAAACGACAGGGGAATGGACCGCACAGGTAACAGGCGGTTACCAGTTAAATTTGCAGGCATGGCTGGAGCGTTTTACCCAGCCGGGCAATCGTGACTATTCGCTGGCGCTCCGAATCTATATCAATGATGTTGTTGCGTATACGGTGGCAGAATCAGCCAATGAAGACTACGACAGCACCGCAACAGCGGCCCTTTTACTGATATTGCAAGCCGGTGATGCCCTTAAATGCACCATCACCACACAGTCAGAGGCTAGTGGCGGAGCGGTGACCTGTAATGCCCAGCTTAGTGCCTACCGGGTGGCAGGATGAAACTGGTTGGTATACCGCCTGATTCTGTCGGACTGCTTTGGGAACGGTTAGAGCCTGGGATAGACCGGCTAATGGAAAAGGGCATAGGCACGCACACGCCGGAGGAAATCCGGGCAAAAGCCTGTGCCGGAGAGTGGCTGTTGTTCGTGGTGATAAACGACTCTGATGATATTCAATGCACTATAATTTGCAGTGTAACTACAGGGATTCGTAAGGTGTTTGAGTGCGGGATGATCTGGGGCAATGGTATGGCCCAGTGGCTGGACGAAATCGACGAAGGGCTGACCAGGGTAGCGCGTGAGCTGGGCTGTGATGTGATGGCAATCACAGGCCGCCGCGGTTGGATACGCACCCTGGCAGACCGTGGCTTTAGTGAAAAAATGGTAACAGTTACGAGGGACTTATAAATGGGCAGTTTGAGCGGCAGCAAATCCAAAAGCAACTCGCAGGCATCCAGCGATGTCTGGGCAGGTATGGCGCCATTTCTTACGGACCTGTATGGCCGTGGCCAGGCCCTTATGGACCAGTACCAGCCTAATGATGCACTCGCCCAGCAGGGTCAGCAGGCCTGGGGCAACATGGTTAATCCGCAGGGCAATCCCTATCTTGATCAGATGGCGGGACGCTTTAACCAGCAGCTGGGGCAGTTAAACCAGCAGTCCGGTGGCCAGGCAGCCTTAACCGGCGGCTATGGTGGCGGCAGGCAGGGGGTGGCCGAAGCCCTGAATACCCAGAACGTGTCTGACCAGATGGGGCAATTCTATGGCCAGCAGTACCAGCAGGACCAGAACCGGGCATTAGGTGCATTGCAGGGCGGTTATCAGCAATACGACCCGAATCAGCAGATGATGAACATGCTGGGCCAGTACGGCGGCCTTATTGGTGGACCGCATAACACCACCAAATCCAACAGCAGCAGCAGTAGTAAGTCGATGGGTGTAGGGGTGGGAACATGATACAGGGGCTTGGCAAGACCTCCTTTAATATCCTGGACTTTTTCCCAGGGCTGCAGTCGTCGATCATGGACCGTCGCTATGATATGCAGCAGCGGCTTATGGAACGTGGACAGGACCGTGTGATGGGCTTGCTGGGCGAGGAGGCTACCCCGTTCGAGGATATTAACGAAAGCACCCAGTTTGCCGATGTCAGCGAGGGTGCGGGCCTGTTAGCAAACCCTGAAAGCTTTGCTAATCAAATGAAATTCAGCCTGGGGTTAATGGCTACCCCTGGGTATGGTGGATACGGCCAGCAGTTTGCCAGCCAGGCCCTGCAGCACCAGCTGGGGATGCCCCTGGAAATGATGAAGCAGCAGCAGCAGGCCCAGATGGATGCTATCAAGCAGCAGCGAGAGGCCCAGCTGCACCAGATGAAGGTAGAAAAACACGCGCAGGATGTCACGCAGGCCAATTTCGGCAGGGCTGATACCCTGCGTGATGATGCCATGAAAGAGCTGCAACCCTATCGTGAGAGCGTAGAGATATTTGATGGTGTGCAGAACACCATTAACGCCCGAGGTGGCTTTAATAACATGACAAAGGCTGACGACATACAGCTAATGAAGGGCTACGCTAAGATGCTGTTGCCCCGTGAAGCGGTTATGTCAGACGATCTTAATGTCATAGCCCAGACCGACAGCCTGGACTCTGTGGTGCGCGGCCTGATGAACAAGGTCAATATGGGCGTAGCACTGACCGCTCCAGAACGCCGCCAGATATATGACAGCCTTTACGGCCTCGGCCAGCAGCGTGTGCAGAACTACCAGCAGACCCGGCAGGACTATGAGGACCGCAGCGCCAGGATGGGCCTGAACCCTGCGGATGTACTGCGCACCGGCATGGCTGTAGATATGCAGAACATGAGCCAGCAATATCCTGGACGAAAAGCTGGGCCTGCCCCGCTGCCACCTGATCAGATACCGGACGACCTTGTACCTATAAGGGAAAGATAATGGCGCTGATGTATAGCGAGAAAACAGGGCAATATTATGACCAGAAAGAGGATGGCAGCATAGTCCCTGTGGATGCTGCCACCGCTGGCGCCATACAGCAGGCCGAGGGCATGGGCGGTTTTGCCACCGACGAATCTCAGGTCCCTTTTATGGTGGGCGCTGGTCGTGCAACCCAGACGCTAAACCTGGGCGCGCAGAAACTGGCCGCAGAATATTTAGGGATGGGCGACCCTGAACAGACACAGGCCCGCTGGGAACAGCACCAGCAAGAGGGTGAGCTTATGCGGCCCCTGCAGGAAATGTATCCTGCTGGCACCTTTATGGGCGGCATGGCCCCTGGTTTTGTAGGTGGTGGCGGCATGCTGACCCAGGTTGGTATCGGTTCGGGCATGGGCATGGCAGGCAATCCAGACGACCCACTGTCCGGCGGCGCTTTTGGTGCGGCTACTACCTATGGCGGCGGCTTGGCTGGCAACATGGCTGCACGGGTTACAGGTTCCATCTCAGGAGTGGCCCGTAATGTTCGATCACAGCTTGATGAATATGGAAAACGGGTGCTGCAAAAGGGAGAGGAGGCAGGGCTAGTCTTCACCCCAGGACAAAAGCAGGGCAGTGAGTCCCTTCAGCAGCTAGAGGCTTCGCTGCGTTCCTCCCCGGCCTTTTCTGGCATTGATGAAGCCAGGATAGCAGGCAATCAGACGCGGCTTAATGAGCTAGTCGCTGAAAACATGGGGCGCCCAGGCCAGCGCATTACCCCGGAGCTGCGTGCAGATGTCGCTGACGAAGTGGGTGAGGTGTTTGATAATCTAGGCAAGAACGTGGAAAGCGTGAACATTGCAGACGAGGCTATGTCAGCGGTGCTGGATGATCTTTCCGAAGCTGGCGAAGGTGTGTACAACCGGCTAATAAAACGCTATCCAAGCCTGAATACTGGCAACATGACCGGCAAGGACTGGAGCAGCGCCAGGAACTGGCTGGCCAAGCAGTCCAGAAACACGGCTAATATTCAGTCTGGGGCCTCGGATGACATTACCCAGATAATCAACGCCATGGACGATGGGCTGGCCCAGAGCGCCCCAGAGATAGCCGAGCAGCTAGGCAGGGCCCGCCAGCAATGGAAAGGGCTGCTACTAGCCGAAGGGGGCCTGAGAGGCGCTACAGCAGAGGCAGCAGGGGACGTATCACCGGCAGCCCTGGCCCAGACCCTGCGCAAACTGGATAAAGGCGGTTATAGCCGTGGCCGTACGGATTCCCCGCTATATGATGCCATTAGGGCGCAAAACTTTACCGCTGATGTGGTGGGCAATTCAGGCACCGCTACCCGTGAATATCTGATGAATCGCGGCGTCAAACAGGCGTTAATTGATAAAGCTATGTATGGACCCTTACAGACTTACATGCAGGGCGGCCCACTGTCCGGCCTGATGGCGGGCGGTATCATGCCACCGCAGGCCCTGGACCAGATACTGAGTCAGACCGGCTATAGCACAGGTAAAGCCAGTGGCCTCCTGGACTAAACAGGAGCCTGGCGGTTCCACATGGAACAAGCAGGGCTTGCCTGCGAAGCTATGGCCTAAACTAGACCCCTTTTCACAGGAGACACTCTGGGACGGTGGCGAGACGGTGTGGGACGCCCCAACAGAAACATTATGGGATTTCACCCCGGTTCAAGAAGAAATATGGAGTAAGTACAATGGCCAGTAATATTGACCCGACCAAACCCGATCAGGGCCAGGCCACTACAGAGTCGGTACGGGATAACTTCCAGGCGGCTAAGACAGAGATTGAGGCTAATCAGAACGATATAGCCACCAATGCAGCGGACATCAGCCAGAACGCCACGGACATAGGGACTAATGCGGCAGCCATAACGGACCTGCAGAGCAGCAAGGCAGATATTACCTATGTGGACAGCGAGAATACCGCCCAGGATGCGGTAATAGACGGCAAGGTAGATAAAGCCGGCGATACTATGACCGGCAAATTAAATGTGGCGTATAACGGGGCAACTATAAACCTGGAAACGGCTGGCACTAATACGCACATATTTTTTAAAAACAACGGCGTTAATGTTGGGTTGCTTTATCATGATGTAGATAACAGCAGGCAAGTGCTGCGGTTATATGGCGATAACGGCAGCACCATAGAAACAGACTTAACCCTGGAGGCTGGCGGCAATGTTTTCTTAACAGGCACAGGATCTGCGCCAACAGCAGCCAACCACCTGACCCGCAAGGATTATGTAGATGGACTTGCGCCCCACGCACTAGCAAAGGTTAGCGCAGACGGTACGTTAAACTCCCGAAGTTATGGTATTGCCTCAGCAACTAAAACAGGTACAGGTACTTATGAGCTAACCCTATCAGCGCCATTGCCCGCAAACACGGGGATCACTGTGGGTTCTTGTGACACAAGATTTAACAATGTCGGATTCAATTTGAGTTCAACTACGGTATTTGTTTACATCGCTTCATTGCAAACAGCAGCAGCAATTGACGCAAGCTTTGAGCTCGTCGTATATGGGCCGAGAACATAAAACCCCAGCTACCCGGACACGGTGACCTTTACGCATGCGGGGCTGGGGCTGCGATGTGGCATTAACTCCCCGTCAGGAGCTTCCACGGTATAGATAATAGGCTATGAATCAGGGTTAATCCATAGACCCTATCAATAGGAGTCCATAAATGAATCCATTAATCATTGTTGCCCTGGTACTGTTCGGCCTGGCTGAATCCGTATCAACGGACCTGGGTGGCCCTACCCCGATGACTGATTTCTACCAGGGTACTTGTGCTGCAGCTGAAGGCACCTGGAACCATGCCACGACTGAATCTATGGCTGAATGTGTGGACGTCCAGTGGCGTGAACTGATACCCAGGAAGGAGCCGCGCTAAGAATCAGGGTTAATAAAGGTCATAAAAAAAACTTATGACCCTGTAAAAAGGTAATAGAAGTCATTAGATAGGGGTTCGGGATACCCTATGCAGCAGCAGCTCAGACCCTGTTCAATCCCCAGCATATTATCCCCCACTGCTTTGCCCTCCTGGCTGGTGCAGCCCAGACCCCCCTGTGTATCCCATTAACGGGGTATTTTACTCAGCGTTTGGTACGGTGAGTGGCAGCCCTATCTATACTGCCTGCTGGTTCAATCTGTTGCTTTCTGATCGCGCCCGGTGCAATTACCGCTGCTTTTTGATAAGCTTCTCACTGGTTGGGTGAGCGATACACCATTAAACCCTATGCAGGCAGAATTGTCTCATAGGGTTTTTTTATGGGCGCTATAAAAAACATTCATTAGAGGGTTAATCCATAGACCCTATCAATACGACACGCACAAAAAAGCCCCAGGTATTGACGCAGAGTCTCAGGGGCTTTAGTGTGCTGCTTTGGTGCGACCCACAGGCAACGAGGACAGTATGTCAGAACATATCCCGCCGTTCAATATCTTTGAATGGCAAAAATCAATCAGAAATTCAGAAACCCTTTCTTACAGTGCCAGGCTCACGGCTTTCCTGTTAGCAACCTATGCAGATAGCAAGGGTGTATGCTGGCCTTCCACTGCAAAACTAGCTGCTAGTGCTTCTCTATGCAGGAAAACTATAAGCAAGGCAATACAGGAATTGCGTGATGAAAATCTTATACAGATACGGCAGCAAATAGGCCGCAGCAACGTCTATAAGTTATCCACAACCTGTGTACCAGGTACACAGGGGTGTGTACCAGATACACAGGGGTGTGTACCAGATACACAGGGGGTGTGTACCAGGGTTACACATGAACAACCCAATAACTACCCATATAACAAACCAAGAACTAAGGGTCGTGATAAATATCACTCTGAAAGTCAAAACCGTCAGCAGAGGGAAACATTTGAGCAGAAGTGTGAGCGATTAAGCAGGGAAACAGGCATGCCGCCTCGCCCTGGTGAATCATGGCGTGATTTCTATAAACGCCTGACATCAGTGAAGCATTGATTGCAGTCAATGAGTTCATGCTTTTGTATAGGGATTATCAATTAGACGGTGAGTGACAGCCCCTGTAATATTGAAACCGTGGACAGACAAGCAACGCCAGCCCCCTTTCGGATTATCCCACTGTCCACACCAGGAGCATCCAGATGCTCGATCTGACTGGGGGATGGCACCAATTTAGAGGTGTGGACGCATGACAGCATTTATCGTTTTATCAGTAGTCTTACTTGGCCCCAGGCTGTTGGTGTGGCTGCTTACCTGCGCCATGATTAACCCTATTAACAATTGAGGAGAGATCTCCGTGGACATTAACAACGCTTTTCCTAGTAACTATCTCAAGTCGGAAGAAATCAAGGCAGCTGGTGGCCCGGTTAAGGTGCAGATCGCGACTGTCGTTATGGAGGACCTGGACGGTGAGTCTAAGCCGGTCATGAAGTTTCATGGCAAGGACAAGGGCATGGTGTTAAATCGCACTAACGCCAATATGTGCACGCATATCTTTGGCAGCCCAAATACCGATGCCTGGGCTAACCAGTGGATAGCCCTGACCGTGGAGCCTGTGAACTTTCAGGGCCGTATCGTGGACGGACTGAGGATTAAGCAGGTAGAACAGCCAGCACCAGCAGCACCGCAGATGGCTCCAGCGCCTCAGGCGGCAGCACAGGCGCCTTCAGATGACTTCCCAGATGACATACCCTTCTAATGAGCCAGTACGACCGCATACGAGAGGCTATTAAGTCCGGTGAGGCTGCCCAGCGCAGGATTAACAAGCGCCTGGAGCAGCAGCGCCAGAACGCGAAGGCAAGCAGGCCACGGAGGACCTGCCCTGCCTGTGGCCATGCTAAAGACATTGTGCCCGGCAAAAGGTGGTGTGATGGCTGCCTGAACAAAGCCGCCTGGGCCAAAAACTGGAGCAAAGACTGATGGACCCCTGCACTATTCTGCCCCTGGTGGGCGTGTTTATAGGCTTCGTAGCAGGCATCCTGTTGGTGGCCTGGTGCACTTATGCCCCTGGGCAGGAAAATCGTGATGATTGAGTTGCAGCTACCGTTCCCGCCCAGTGTGAACCGTATCTGGCGCTGTGTGGGTGGTCGCAATATCAAGAGCCGCGAGGGCAGGCAGTACACAGATGCTGCTGTGTTCAAGATACGCCAGCAGATGGGCAGGCAGAAAACCCTGGAGGGGGTGCTTAACGTGTCCCTGGTGTTCATGTGTCCGGACAAGCGCCGCAGAGACGTAGACAACTTATTGAAAGCCAGCCTGGATGCCCTGACCACCGCTGGCGTGTGGAAGGACGACAGCCAAATCCACAAACTGACAGCCAGCAAGGTGTACGCGAAGGACAAGGGCTGCGTGCTGGTGAGAATTACCCCTTATGGCTAAACAGGAGCCAGGACAATGAGCAATAGAGAACAGGAGGTGCTGCAGGAAGAATACCTGACCCTAAAACACCTGCGCGTATTGCAGGAAATGCAGAGCAATATTAACGCAATTAACGATAGCCTAAACGCTGAAATAGAAAAGCTATGGGCCTATCGGAAACAATTGATAAACGAAAAGGAGCTATATTATGAGCAGACCAACCATGAAAAAGATAGAGGCCCTGAGCAACCGCCTAAGCGCCTTTGAGATGTACCAGTCCAAGGTGGATGAAATCCTGGACAGCGACGAAAAGCCAGCCAAAAAGCTTGAGCTGATAGCTATGGAGCACCAGAAGGCGGTAGCCGTGCAGGCGTTCCTGGAGCGCGAATATCCCTTGCAGCCTTTCTAAAATCACTGCCACACAAGGACGTGTACCATGTTGCCCCAGTTAATGGGGCTTTTTTTTGTTTTAATGGGCTATAATCGGGCTTTAATAGAGCAAAACAGGGGGTTAATAGCCGATATGCCACGGTTAAAAAAAGGCGGCAGCACAGGCCGCGTATTTTCAGAGCAGACCAGGGCCAGAATCAAGGCATCCCAGTTGGTTACGCGGCTAGAAAATCATGCGCTTGGCAAACTTAAAAAACCCATGACGCCGGACCAGATACAGGCCGCTAATATTCTGCTGCGCCATGCCATAGCACCCCAGCAGGCGGTGGACCCGGACACCGGCAGCGCCGAAGTAACCACGAAAACAGTAATTAAGATTGGCGACTAAAACTATCGTATTTGATGGCTTCAGGGACTGGCAGAAACAGGCCCTGGGTGATCTGCTGCGCTTTAATGTACTGGTACTGCACCGCAGAGCTGGCAAGACCGTCCTGGCTATCCTGTGGCTGCTTATACAGGTGCTGCAATGCGAGAAACCACGGCCCAGGGGGTACTATGTTGCCTCTACCTATGCACAGGCCAAGCGTATTGTGTGGGATTACCTGGTTCATTACGGCACCCAGCTGGGCGGCAAACCTAACATTGCAGAGCTGCGCATGGACTTCCCCAACGGTGGGCGCGTCCAGCTGCTGGGCGCTGAACCATCGAGCATTGACCAGATCAGGGGCGTGTACTCTGATGCGCTTGTTCTGGATGAAACCGCAGACCTTAGCAGCCGCTTATGGACTGAGATATTAAGGCCCACCCTGGCAGACCGTGAGGGCCGCATGATGTCGATCGGCACACCGAAAGGCAGGGGCAACCTGTTTCACAAATTCTACGAGCGCGCGGCGAACAGGGAGAACTGGCACCGGCTGCTGATGACCTGTGATGACACAGGTGAGCTGCCGCAGTCTGAGATAGACGAAATGCGCGGGGATATGAGCGAGGCCGAGTTTCAGCAGGAACTGTACTGCAGTTTCAATGCAGCCATTGCAGGCGCGTACTATGCCGAGGAGCTTAACGCCCTCTACACCCTGGAGCGGCCCCAGGTGACCCGTGTACCGTATGACAAGGGCCTGCCGGTGGTGACCGCATGGGATTTGGGTATTAGTGACAGTACCGCCGTAGTATTCGCCCAGTACAGTCCGGGCGGTGAGATACGCATCATTGACTACCTGGAAACACAGGGCGCGGGTTTACCCGAGATCATCCGGCTGGTGAAGGCCAAGCCTTACCAGTATGGCCAGCATATAGCCCCGCATGACATCAGGGTGCGAGAGCTTGGCAGCGGCAGGAGCAGGCTGGAGATAGCCAGGGGGCTGGGGATTAACTTTAGCATTGCCCCAAAACAGGGAGTCATGGATGGGATAGAGGCAGTCAGGGGCCAGATCAGCCGCATGTGGTTTGATGCCGAAAACTGCGAGCGCCTGCTGGAGTGTCTGGTGCATTACCGCACCGAATACGACGACAAGCGCCAGACCTTTAAGGAAACCCCGCTGCATGACTGGTCCAGCCACGCGGCTGATGCCATGCGTTACCTGTGCAGCACCACGATAACAGCCGATGGCTGGTCAGAGATAGATTACACAGAACTAGATACCGCAACAGGGTGGAGCTAATGAAACTCAAAAAAGAAGATATACAGGCTATAGCCAGTCGTGAGCTGGTGAAGTCCAGAGGCTACGAAGATGATGAAATATCTGGCAACAGGCAGCGGGCAATGGACTATTACCTGGGCAGGCGCAGAGGGGATGAAACGGTAGGTAATGCCACTGTGCAGTCCCTGGACGTACAGGACGCGGTTAACGCGACCAGCGCCACACTATCCCCCATGATGAAGGCTACGCTAGTGGAGTTTGTACCGGATAGCGAGGAGGACGAACCCGAGGCCCAGCTGGAGTCTGATTTCTGCATGTACATTGCAGACAAGTCGAACGCTTACCGGGAATTTTCAAACGCTGCCTTTGATGCGCTGCTGCAGGCTAATGGCTGGCTTAAAGTGTATGTAGACGAGGACCTGAAGACCTGGGAGCGTGAATATGAGGGGCTGCCAGAAATAGCGGTGGCTGAGGCCGTGGAGCCTTCCTGCCCTGGTGATGTGGTAGAGATTGTCAGCAAGTCTCAGGAGGACGGGCTTTATAACCTGACAGTCAGGCATAGCGTGAACAGCAAGCGCCTGGTGATTAAGGCTGTCCCACCTGAATACATGCTGTTCGCCCCTTCGCATATGAGCATGGACCTGCAAGATATACGCTTTATTGCAGAGCGTAAGCTGATGATGCGTTCAGAGCTGATCGAGATGGGGCTAGATAAGACCCTGGTGATGGAGCTGCCCCACATTAATACGGAGAACTGGCAAAGCGCCTACCAGCGCCAGCTGGGTGTGGATATGCGTGTCAGTGGTGAGCAGGACGCTACCGAGGTAGTGGAGTGCTTTGAGTGCTATATGCAGCTGGACGTAGAGGGCAAGGGTGAGACTAGCCTTTATCGTGTATGGCTGGCCGGTCATGGTGGCAGCACCCTGCTGGACTATGAAAAGGCCCGGTTTATCCCGTATTGCACAGGTTCTGCCCTGCCGATGCCGCACAGGCTTACCGGCTTGTCCATGTATGACCTGCTCAAAGAGGTTCAGGACACTAAAACGCCTATTTTAAGGCAATGGCTGGACAATCACCGCAATGCCAACCAGAGCCGTGTGGGTGCTGTGGAGGGGCAGGTAAACATGCAGGACCTGGTCAGTCCTCGCCCTGGTGGTGCTGTGCGCATGCGCAGCCCTGACGCTGTAGTGCCGCTGGGCTTTAATGATGTTGGCCCCAGCTGCCAGAACGCCCTGGCTTATATGGACCAGGTAAGGTCAGAGCGTGCAGGGGCAGCAATTGATATGAACGCTGGGGAAATGCAGATAGCAGGCGCTAGTGCTACGGCTGCGGCTAATGAGTACAGCAATAAGGAGCGCATGAGCGCCTTTTATTGCAGGAATGTGGTGGAGTCCCTGGTGCGCGGCGCATACCTGCTTATCCATGAGGCCCTGCGCACCTATTTTGACGAGGACATGAGCGCCAAACTGCGCGGCAAATGGGCGCAGACCAACCCCAGGAAATGGGTGCCTCGCCGAAATGTGCGGGTAGTTGGTGGACTGTCAGACTCTGAGCGCAGGGATAAACTGAATGGCTACAACGCCCTGATACAGTACCAGACGATGGCGATGCAGGCCGGACTGTCCGGCGAGCTGGTTAACGGTGACGGTATTTATGCTGCCCTGGCTGACTGGCAACGCATGGCCAATCTGGGCGAGGTTGAGGAGTACTGGGTTAACCCTGGCAGCGATGAAGCCAGGCAGGCAGCCCAGGCCAAGCAGCAGCAGGCCCAGGAGCAGGCTAAGCAGCAGGAGGCACTGCAAAAACGCATGTTTGACCAGGAGCAGCAGCTGAAACGCTACATGCACGACTCAGAGCTGCGCTTTAAGTATTACGATGCCCAGCTGGATGCCGAGGTAAAGGAGGCTGAAATGGTAGCCGATGCCACGCTGGAGCTGGAAAAGCAGGCCATGCCACAACAGGAGGCGAACAATGGCTAGAAAAACAGCTAAGCAGGAGGCTGCCCGGATATTTGAGCAGTTTATGCTTGAATCCGTGGAGCAGATACACTACGAAATTAGAGCTACCAGGCAGCCCAGGCGTGTCCTGCAGCTAAAGAACGAACTTGATGCATTGGAAAAGGTGCGTGATAGGTTCTACAATTGGAAACAGGATGAGGAAGCAGCATGAGCGAGAGCTTAGAAGCCAATCCAGAGCCAGTCAGTGAGCTGGTGCAAATATCAGAGCTGATTAATCCCGCTGAGGAGCAGGCAAGCCCTGAACCGGAGGAAGCCACAGATGCCCTGCAAGACGCCGAGGAGCCGGAGACGGACAAGACCGCCACGGAAGAAACTGCAGAGCCTGAGGATTCACCGCCCAGTATTTACGATGAACAGGTAAAAGTTAACAACGGCCAGGAGGCGGAGACGCTAACGGTGGGCCAGTTAAAAGACTATTACCAGGAGCACCGTGGACTGGAACAGGAGCGCGAGACCTGGACAAACACCAGGACTGAACAGGAAAACGAACTGCTAGTGACGCGCCAGCAATTGCTAGGCATTGCCCAGCACCTGGGGGACGTGAAGCCGGAGTTAATCCAGCAGATAGCCCAGCAGGAGCAGGCCAGGGTGGAACAGCAGCGGGCTTTGATGCTCACAGCGATTCCAGAATGGCAGGACGAGGCCAGGTTAAAGGCTGACCGTGACGCTATTACGGAGCTGGCTATAGGTTATGGCCTGAATGAGCTTGAGCTTAACCAGGTACAAGACCACCGCTTTGTTAAGATGCTGCGGGATTTCATGCAGCTGAAACGCCAGCAGGAACAGGCCAGAGCCAAGCTAGAGGCAGCCCCAAAGCCGCCCAAAAAGCAGAACGTTACTCCTAAACAGTCCAATGCCCAGAGCAAGCGCGCAAAGCTTGAACAGGCGAAGAATGGAACGCGAGAGCAGAAGCTGAGCGCCATATCGGAGCTGATTAGTGGGAGTTAATCACAATGGCAAATCCAGCCGACGAATGGTCAAGCGCCGACCTTAAAGGCGTAGAACGTGGCGGCCTCATCAAAGAGGACGTGATGAACAAGATCTGGGATATTTCTAACATCCCGCTGCCTTTCTCTGATCGTATTGGAGAGGACTCTGTGAGTAATGAACTGGCTACCTGGACACAGGACAAGCTGGCAGACCCAGACCTCACCAACAGTGTGGTGGATGGTGCAGACAACGCCAAGAACGACGCCAGGGGCGGCAAGCGTGTAGGTAATCATTGCCAGATCAGTACTAAGGCAGTATCTGTTACCACCCGCGCCCGTGCATCGGACACTATTGGCCGCGCTGATGAACTGGCCTACCAGGTAGCCGAACGTCAGAAAGAGCTGCGCCGCGACCGTGAGGCTATTATGCTACATAACCAGGCATCGAAAGCAGATGACGGAGACAGCCAGCCGGGCATCCTGGGCGGCCTGCCTACATGGATTGAGACTTGCTTTACCTCAATGACTGATGGCCAGCCAGGCGGCTATAACACCGCAACGGGCCTGACTGTGGGGGCTACTAATGGGGCTACGCAATCTGGTGTTTCTGAAGCGGCTATCCGCGACGCTGTAGAGTGTGTCTACGTGAACGGCGGTGAGGCTTCTGTGCTAATGTCCACGCCTACTATCATTCGCAAGATCAGTGAATATATGTTCACCGATGGGGCGCGCATAGCCACGTTGACCAGTGATGCCAACCAGAAGGCATCAGCCCTGACCGCTACCGGTTCAGTAAACCTGTTTGTCACTGATTTTGGTACTTTGGAAATGGTGCCTAACCGGCTCCAGCAGGGCGCTAATGAGGCGTTTATTCTGGATACATCACTGCTGCGCATCGGTACGCTGCATGGCTACAAGGTAGAGGAGCTAGCCAAGACTGGCCTGGCAGATAAGCGCCAGATGTCAGTGGATGCCACCCTGAAAGTCTTGAACGAGGAAGGACTGGCGATTATCCGCGACATAGACCCAGATGCGGATATGACCCCTGGTTGATGGCTGATGTCCGTTTTAGAACGGCAATACAAGACGGAGCAAGGTGGGGAAGTTATCCATTCCCGCCTTGTGATGTCTACCAACATTCGCAGCGCCATTCTGGAGCGCAACAAGCGGCTACAGAGTGGTAATCATGAACATGCCAGGGATTTAAACTGGGGCAGGCTTGCGCTATCTATCCCAGAACTGGACTACTGGCACCTGCGCAAGAAATACCCCGACATGTTTGAAGGGGACAGGGAGACGAAACAGCGGGCGCTAGCTCGGTTTATGGCTAGTCCTGAGTCCATACCGTACAGGGTGAAATGATGGCGAAGAAAAGAGCAAAACGGGCTTTAGTGCGCAGGGGTCAGCGCTGCCTAACTAACGTACTGCCCCATAACGGCAACCGGCGCGTAATCGTGCCGCGCAAGCCTACACCGCGCACGCCATGAAAGCCTTGCTACTGCTTGCCTGTGTGGCCTTGTGTGGTTGTACAACCGTGATTAATTCAGATAATTGGCTGATCGATGACAGAGCCAGCAATGAAAACGGGGTATTAATTCAATGACACTGGCAGAACTGCGCACCCAGGTGGCTGACTACCTGCACAGGACCGACCTGGACAGCCGCATAGATACCTGGGTGAACATGGCTGGCAAGCGTATAGATCGTGACCTGTTCCTGCC